AAGTCTTATTAATGACAAAATAAATAAAACAATTGAAAAAATAGAAAGTGAAACATTATTTCACTATGCTTATGAGGAAGTTATAGTTATTCTTGAAGATTTAAAGATAGAAGAACATCAATAGTAGCTTTGTTTACAAAGTTGCTCGAAGATTTAATAAATCTAAACCCTAACCTTAGGAAAATAAAACCACAAAAACACAAATAAACACAATATAAAAAACAGGCTTGTATAGTCTGTTTTTTTTATTTCCTTAGTCTTTGTTATCTCAATAGTTTTAGTGATTGTTTGCCTATTGTAAATCGTTTTTGTGGCTATATTATGCTTAGTTTTATCTTTTGTAATTACAACGTTTTTATATTCCTTACCGTTTAGAAACATTGGTTTACTATTATCAAATGGTTTAATAGTAAATATATCGTTTAATATAGTTTCTTGCTTTAAAAGCACATCGTTGTTAGTAGTTATAGTTCCTGATTCAAACGTGCTTTTATTTAGTTTAACATCTCTTGTGGTAGAGCATGAAATGAATAATAGTATAATGGATAAGTATTTCATGAAAAGTACCTTTTAATTTCCTTATTTCGTCTGGATAGCAATAGATTATTTTTACCTTTCCACATTAAAAAAGCATTTGTAATACTTGTTTTATCGTTATGATTTAATTTGATAACTCTCAATAAAGTACTTTTCTTAAATGCGCCTTGACCTACATTATAGCAAAAACAGAACAAAGCGTCAAATTGATTTTGATTGATATTTAACGGTAAATTTTCGTTTAATGTTTTTTCAAATTTAGTAGCTATTAAGAAAAATAAATGATACGCTTGTTCTTTTGTGATATACTTATCTTTCATAGTTACTTTTGTACCATTTTCATAAAAAGTATTTCCTAATCCGATAGTCGGAATTCCAGCAGGACATAAGTAAGGTTTTAATCTCAATCCCTCTAATTCTGCTAATAATTCAATCCCTGATTTAGATATTTTTTTCATAATTTACCAAGTTGTTAATGCTGAACGTTTCCAAGTATTCGTAGCTACGCACACATACATATAATTAGCGTCATATCTAATTTCTCCTGTCGTTCCAGTAGCTGTTGCGCTTGCTGGCGCAGTATTTAAAGCGGTTAATTTGAATTGTGAAGCAATTACATTCCTAACTAATAAATCACGTCTATTAGCTTCTAATCCAGTTGCTGTGATACCATCGTATATTTCTAAAACTCCTGCTGAATTTCTGCGGAGTCCTAAGTCTTTTGTGCCTGAATATGCTGTCGTTGATGACCACCGTAATATAAAAGAACTAATAGAATCAAACATGTCATAGAATAATTGAAAGCCATTTGCAGATGATCTTAGTCCAGCGCTTAAAGCTAAAGCAGATATTTGACTTAACCATAATATGCCACTTGTAGTGTAAAAAGTACCTAAATTTAAATTTAAATCATAAGCCTTACTATAAACTCCCCAACTACCCGAAACAACACCGCTATAATTTTGAGAATAATCACTTGCAACCGTTACAACCGTAGTACTTGTAAATGCTGTTATAATTCGCCACTCACCGTTTATAATCAATTTAGCCCCAACCATTGCAGAAGTAAATTGAGTACCTACACTTGTTACTGTTGTTCCATTTGAACTAACTGTAGAAGTAGGAACAAACCATTTTACAGAATGATATAAAATTGTTCCATCTTGCAAAGCGTATGTATTTGGGTCTAATTCTGAACCCGCTCCTGTTAACGTATTTGTAAGTAGATTTTGTTTGTTTCCAAATTGCGTCTGAATTGAACTTGTTGCGTCATTAAACAATTTTTGATTATCTGTTTGATATCTTTTATCTGTGGTGTCAGGAACATCATTTGTAGATGCAATAAATCCGTTAGTAATTTGAGAATATATTGAGCCAGTCCATCGATACTGTTTATTTATATCGACTCCGGTTGTAACGATATATATTTTTCCTAACTCACCAACTAAAGGAAACGATGATACCATGTCAAACTCCAAGATATCATCAACATAACTTGGTAAATAGCTTTGATTTATCTTTGAACCATCGCCTATTTTATTGATAATTGTTGATGCTGTTTCGTCGCCTGTATTAACTCCTGATTGACTAGCTAATATTTCGTTAAACTCTAATTCAGTACCGATAAACCCGCCATCGATAGCAGATTGATAAGCACTTTTACCATCAGCACCCGGCACTTGCATCTCTGATACTTCAATCGTATAAGTAGATACAACCTCGTCAATATTGAGAGTAATATTATTTACGATTTCTTCAATTACTATATTAGGCATGGGTTATATCTTGTTTAATTTGTAAATTAGCTGTAAAATAAGTATATACCGTTCCATCTTGAAAAGTAACTTCTAAATCAGATACATAATTAGCTACATAAGTATCTAATATTCTACTTTTCATAATTATTTCAGTAGTACTAATTTTTTCAAAAGTATCATTTTCAGTTGACCAATAAAAAGCAACCGACCCGATTGGGTTGGTCCTAAATTGCATTTTAATTACACAATCAGTAATATCAAAAGGAAATGTTATTTTTCTTTGATTAAAAGTGTCTCCTTTTATATGTATTCCTATATTCCAGTTTTCCATTATTTTTTATTTACTTTGAAATAGCCATACAAAGAAGCCTATTACTGCTGTTATTACTCCTTTTGCTACAAACTTTACATTTGCCATATTTTCGTCTATTAAAATCTGTTTTTCTTCCAATTTATCAACCTTACTTTCAAGTTGTTCTAATAAATGAACTACTCCTTTTTTACCTGTTAATTCTGTGCCAGTTAATAGATTTCGTATATCTCGTGTAACTTCCTTAACATCGGTCATATCTGACTTATAAACTTTAAAATGGCTTTCTAAACGGTCGACTTTTTCTTCTAATAGGTTACTCATTATTCGGGACTTTTATTAATTCAAAAATACAAAAATATTCCCGTTAAATAAATAACGGGAGTATCTTAATTTTACTGTTCTATTTTTCCACCCGTTACATTATTATCTTTACTAAACAAAGCGAATAACGCTGCGCATATTGCAGCTAAAGCAATAAAATAATCTTTATAAGGCGTTTCAATTGTTGCTAAAGTACCTGATATGGTAGCTGCTGTTCCGAATAATGATGTTTTCCAATTTTTCATATTTATTTATTTTAAAGTTTATTAATTATATACTCTTATTTCTATTGTAGCTCTATCAATTTGACCGTCTGAAGCTGTTATTACGTTTACGTTTGAAGTACTTACAGATGCTCCGTGAATGTATGTCGTATTTGCGCTTCCATTTGTAATTAAAACGCTTGTTTTGTCAGTAGTAAACGCTCCCGATAATGTTGCAAAATAACCACCTATTACTGTTCTACTCCAAACTATACTCCCTATTGTATTTTCTAAAACTATTGCTGTCGGAGCATCAGTACCTACTTGTGTTAATATAGCTGTATATACTTTATAAGGTCTAATTCCTTGTGCAAAAGCAGTTGTTGCAATCTGAGTTGTATTTGTTCCTGAAGTAGCTGTTGGCGCTGTTGGTGTGCCTGTAAATGTTGGTGAAGCTATGTTAGATTTTAAAGCTAACTGTGTATCTAAATGACCTTTATTAACAACATCGATAGCGTTAGATATTACCCCAGAAGCAAGCATTCTATATACTCCAGTATTAGCAGAATTTCTTAAAATCCAATTTTGTGAAGTATTTTCAACTTCTATTTTCATTCCCCCAGTTGTAGAGGTTCTTAAACCTGTACCGTAAGACGCAATCTGTACTATGTCAACATTAGAATTATCCAAATATCTTGAAAAAGTATTGTACCAATGTAACTGGTCTTTTGCAAATTGCGTTCTAACCGTAGGAAATCCGAATTTAGGCATATCCACTCTATCACCAAATAAAACCGTTGGCTTTATATTTGTGGAAACAAAAGTTTTTACAAAAGTCCAAGTGACTGTTCCATCAGAAACACTTCCAGACGTGTGAACTGGCTTAGTTACACCACAGTTTCCTGAATTAGTCGCAATATATAAATTAAAATTAGCAGTTACATAATCCCCAGTTAATACTGGTTTAGTTTCCAACCAAGCTCCTTTATAAGTAGTCCTCCATGACGTTTCAGATGTGTCAAAGTAAGCTATCTTCATGGGCTGACCATTGCTTCCATCATCTTGAAACCCAAAGTGCATTATTGGATAAATTCCAAAATTATCATCACCTTGTGATTTACAATTTAAAGCAGTAATTCCGTTTGTGCCTAATGAAAAATCATCCGTATTATATATGTTGAAAAGTCTGTAATTTGATTGGTCTAATTGGTATGCATCAAACATCCAATCCGTTTTAGATTTTGTGCCTGAAAAATACTTGCCTTTTGGCTCTAAATGCAATCTTCCTGCGTCGCCTAAAATACTTGAAGATAAAACCCATTGTGCCAGACCTGTTGACGAACCTGAAAAAGTCATTCCATTTGATACTATACCTTTTCCTGACGCAAAAGAAATATTTTCATTAAATAATTTTTCTCCGTTAATTGTTTGGTCTCCAATAAGTTTAACTACTTCATCATTAACCGCATCGACAGTTGGGTATTTAGTTCCCGTTCCATCAATAGCGAGGGAGTTTTGTTTGTTTGAGTTCAACTCATACCCAGCATCTACAACCGAAAATGGCACGGGTAAAAGTGTTCTAACAGGTGAAGTTCCGCCAAATTGAAATTGATAAACAGGGTCTGAACCTCCCGCAATTCTATTAGCATAACTCTTAATAACAATTCTATCACTTGCCACAAAGTCGCCATCATCCCAAACTCCTGACGCTGTAAATTCAGAATAACCGCCATCGGTAACAGGTGCTGAAATACTTGACGTACAAATTAATGTTTCAACTCCTGCACTATCTCGATGAAAAACTTTAAAGTAAAAAGTAGCAGTCCCAGAACCGCTTAAATGTCTAATATTTCCAAAAGTAGTGATGTTAAAAACACCCGGTTGTCCTATTAAAATACCTGCATCTGAAATCCTTTGCGATACTAATTGGTCGGTTGTTGTTATTGTTGGTGTGCTTACATCGACTGCGGTACTATTATATCTTACATCGTGAATATCTTTTACCATAACAACGTAACCACTTATATCTGAAGCTGTTGTTGTTGGGTAAAGTGTTAAATTAGTAGGTAAATCTGAAATATTAAGTTTTAAGTCTAAAGCATCGTGTGAAGCTTTTTCGTTAGGGTATAATGTTTCTGAATAACCTGAAATTGTACTTGTTTTGTTGGCTGTTTTTTCTATGTAAGCACTTGGAATAACTCCTTGTGTACCGTCAGTCCCTTGAGTATTTAAATAGGTAGGTGTAGTTATGGTTTGTACAGATTGATTCCTTATTCCGTATGGGAATTTAGTTTCTTTGCCTGTGGTTGTTTGACCATAACTCGCAACGGTTAATAAAAGTAAAAAAAGTATTTTTCTCATGAGTAGTAAATGATTATATAATTATTGATTTCTGTTAATGTTTTTAAAGTAACAGTAGTTCCTGATTGAGTCCACGTATTAGGCTCTGTCAAATTATTAGCAGTTTCCTTATAATGTGGATATCCGTTTATCTCTACTCTAAATGCAACCGCATCATCAGGAATTATAAAGTCCTGTGTTTCCGCTACTGTAATAAGAGGATAATCAATTTGATACGTTTTCCCTATTGTTAAATCAGGCTTATTTAGAATCGTTCTTTTGTCTGTTGGGTCTGTACTATTCCAATCTGCATTCACATTTACTTGCGCACCCGTTTCAATTCCGTCTAATTTTAAAGCATCTGCTTCGGTAAATATTTGATAAGCAACCGTATCAAGTTTTAATTCCGATTCGTTAACCACAAGTAATTGACCATCACGACCAAAATAGCTAAATGTATCTAATAACTCATCAAATCTATTAGTTGAAGCACCACCGCCACCGATTCCTAACCCATCAAAAAATCCCGCATCAATTAAAGATACCCATAAATCATTTATAGAAGTCGGAACGTGTGAAACCCCTGTTATAATTGTAATATCAGAATAAAGTATATTTTGTTTTAATATTAAATTAGCTCCGTTTGCTGTTTTAAAATTGCAATAGTTTCCAATGGTAGTAAGCCTATTTTGCTCTGAAATTATAGGACTTTCACCTGTTAATTCCAAAGAAAAAAAGTTACCAGATTGTTTAGTTATTATTAAACTCATAATTTCATAATATAAAGATTAATAATATAAGGTTGCATATTTTTATCAGTTCCAGATACTCCAGTAGTTTCCGTTCCTTGCATATCACCACCTAAAACATCGCTTATGTATGGAGTTTCAGGGTATTTTGTACCCGGTGAACTTGTACCATATTTCAAACCGTGAGCATGAGCGACTACAACAGCATCTTTTGAACCTCCAATAGCTCCTAAACTTGAATATCCTATACCGTAACCAATACCAACTCTACCAGCTAAATTATCCGTTCCGTTATTTCCGTTGCAAATCGCCCATCCTAAACGTAAATTTTTACCTAAACCGTTAACATCAAAGTTATCATTTAAGTATGTAATATCACATTTTACACGCTTAATGTCTCCGCTTTGAGATAAATTAGCCTGTATATAATCCAATAAAGCGTGTTCAACTTCACGATGTTTTGAAGCGGGTATTTTGTTACCGCTTGCTAAATTAGTATCTATTAAATCGAATATGTCTGCGTAAGTACTCATAATTAAATTTGTTCAGCTTTCCAATAACCAACCGTATCAAATCCTATGTAAATAAATCTATACATTTGATTAGTGGTTAATATTACGTTTTGCACGAAAGTTCCGAATGTTACAAACATTTTAGCTGTATTACCTACGTTTGCTCTAATTTCAATGTTATTTGAATTAGCAATCGCATATACTTCTTTTCCTATTACATCAGTAGTAGGCAAGTAAGCTATACCACCGCTAAAACTTAACGAATTTACATCGTATGGTAAAACTTGTGGAGTTGCACTTAAGGTCAACACATCAGCTACTTTAATCGGTACTTGTTGGTCAACGTAATTGACAATTTCTTTTAAATTAGTACCAACTTCGTACGGAGTTATTCCACCCGTTGCTGTTTCGTTTGTAATTTGGCTATCTATTTGCGCTTTTAATGCTATATTTGTCATGCGAAAACTGTATTAAATTTATCATTAAATATTCTTGGTTCATTAACTATATCAGTATTATAATCAGCATTTCCGTAATCTATTCCGTTATAATCTGCTAATCCAAAGAAATTATCGTTAAAATTAGGTGACAAAGAAAAATCTATTGAATTAAAGTTTTCTTGCGCTGTTTTTTCTGGAATCTCTATTGCTTCAAATAATGAACAACGAATATAATTTACGTATAAAATTGGACTTTCTAATAAGTAAGTGAATAAAACCAATACTGATTTAGGCATTAATTCAGTCCTAAACTTTTGTAGGTAATTAGTTTTAATTGCCTGTGATACTGTATTTTTAGTAGAAACTTCGTAATATGTAGTCAACTCAGTACGTTTATCCTCATCAAAAAACCACGATTGTAAACCTATACTTTGATAAACATCGTCTTTGTTGTCTTTATAGTGAAATTGTGTAGTTTTTTCGCTTTCAATATCAGTTAATAAGAAAGGATTTGAATAAAATGTTTCTCCTAAACTTTGATTAATTTCTAAGTATATTAATTTATACCCAAAATCAAACGGTACATTAATAAGTGACCAAAATAACTGAGGCGAGCCATCAATTGAATTAGTCAATGAATCTACAAAAAAATAAGGTGTAATTTCGGTTTTAGTGCCTTTACATAAATCTACTGCAAAAACTGTCCAATCTTCTAAGTCTATACCGTTAGGAGTTTCGGTAACTTGTATGTATTTTGAAGCATTGTTAGGTAACAATTGAACCCCTTTAAATATAAATTGCGTGTTTATTTGGCTGTTCTTAAAGTAGAAAGCTTCTTCTTTTGTTCGAAAAATATTTATAAAAGGGGTAACTGCCATAACTTAACTATGTTTCACAACATTATTTAAAGCAAATATACAAAAAAAACCTATCTAAATAAATAAATAGGTTTTAAATACTAATTTA